CTTTAGCTTGTGGTTCATAGTGGAACACACACTTCTTCACTCTGTATCTCACAAAAGCACTGGCAATCAAATCCCAAACAGGCGAAGTATACTCCGCGTCTGAGACGGTGCCAATGCTATTGGTCCCTTGGGGATGGGTAAGGTTCAATTGAACCGCCGTCCTTGCAGGGCCCGTTGAGAAGGGAAGCAACGACGCAAAACCTTGGTTTTCCGCCGCGGTCGAGAGAATCTGGAAGGCCGGAGCACATGTGTGCATACGGATTCCGTTCTTCGACTGAGTGAAGTACGTATACTGTTGTAGGTCCTCGGACACTGCAACAGGTGCGCCCTTCATTACAGGCGCCCGTCGGCTAGCTTTACGGCGCCGACGAGACCGTTGATTTCCTTTCGGATTTGATGCTGACATTGTTTAGTATTGGATCCAACACCCGTCAGAAGGTGTCCGGCCGTTCATCATCATCTACTCGCAGAATCACGAGCTAGGTCGTGCGGTCTGTCGACGTTCGTCTAATTTCTTAGATTTTAGTACGTAAATGTTTACAAATCCACGCTCTGGGACGGAGCGCTTCCTAAACGTTTTGGCCTATGAGGATGATGACCCAATGGATGTTTAATGTCTTCCCAGACGGCAGATGTTTAACGTCATCTCTGACGGGATCCGGCTCGTACCGTAGCGAAACGTTCTAACTGCTAGAAGCCGGAATACAATGATCAATTGTATTCCATAGAGGTTTCGCTGGAATAGCTGCGGTAGCCACTCGGAATCGTTGGTTCTGATGGTTGAGTATTTTCTTCTTCGACATAGGTTTCTCCTTGTGTCGAAGAGCTTCGGAAACGAAGAGACGGATAAGATGCGTATCAGAATCGAAAGGTTTCTGATTAAGCACCCACGACTTACACATGAGAGATCTTTTCATGTATAAATCCTGCAGAGCTTCTGCGTCTTCTAAGAAGGGCAGAGGCCCATGCACGGGGCGTCCGTCGATGAGCCAGCTTTCTACGGCCGGACTCATCTTGAGAGCATGCTTTACAGCCTGCTCACACGCGGTTGGGGCAGAGCCTATCTTTTCGATAGCTCGCTTACGCATGGGGTTCCGCGCAAAATAAGTTGCAACCCGACGTTGGTCGGTTGTAATCTTAACTTCGCGTCCCTCGCCATTCTTAAGGCCAAGACCTCCTAGCTCCTTATGAACGAAGTAGTTCGGAACGTAATTACGTCCACCTCTACCTCGAACCTTCGGAAGCTGAGACTTTAGTGTCTTAAGAAAGTGCCGTCGGCCGGTCTTCGCGACTCGACCTTCGATGCGTCCCAGATCTTCCCAGATCTGGCCCGATTGCGTAATCAATCTTCGCGGCTCAGACTTAACCCGATGTCCAATCGCAAGAGCGCGATTGTAATAAGGCACAGTCGAGCCTCTCTTAGAGAGAACCGAATTGATCAGCGTCCACTTCTTATGTACATAAG